AGCAATCGCAGCTGCATTACTTGACAAGAATGTGGCAGTAACTGATGGCAGGCCAGGGCTTGCCAGTATCGGTGGGCAAGAGTTCCCTGCCTATGACCTACAAATCTCTTTGCAGGCTGCATACCTATAATGCTCACCTGCCCTAGTAAAATCTGACATAATAAAAGCATCACTGGTGGCCGACAACACCTAACACCAAAGGACTGAAAATGGCCACCAGCACTACCACCTATCTCACAAACCCAACAGTGACCCTCAACCCTGCTACAGGTGGCTCCGTTGTCGATCTAACAACGCTCTGCTCATCTGCCACACTTACTGTGGGCTATGACTCGCTTGAGTCGACCAGCTTTGGCGATGCAGGCCATGTCTTTGTAAAAGGCTTGCAGGCCGTAGAGGTCACTCTCACGCTTTACGCTGCATACGGTGCATCATCTGTTGAGGCAACCCTTTTTGCTGCAGTTGGTTCAGGAACTTCAACACTTGTTATTTCGCCTGCTGGCGCGACAGAGTCTGCCAGTAATCCGGAGTATACGATTTCCTCGGCCATGCTTTCCTCGTTTACACCGATTACAGGATCCTATGGAGAGCTCAGTATGATCGAAGCGACCTGGACAGGGGGCACTTTTGCCCGCGACATTACTTCGCCCTAAACCTAAATAGAAAGCAGACCCGACATGCAACTAACCATGCTCGTAAACATCGGCTCGGGTGACTACACAGTTACCACGAACCTCTACACCATTGTTATGTGGGAGCGCAAATACAAGCGCAAAATTAGCCAAATACAAGATGGTGGCCTCGGTATTGAGGACTTGGCATACATGGCTCACGAGGCAAGCAAACAACAAGGTGCAGTGACTGTGCCTCTAATGCTTGACGACTTCATAAAGCAGCTGGTCAATCTTGAGGTGATCGAGCAACCAGATGCAAACCCTACCGAGGTGGCACCTACCGACATTCCCTAGCAACACTGTTAGTGGAGTGTGGCTGGTGGCCACCACAAATAGAGTTTGATGTACCCGACCTGAACACCTGCATTAGTATTATCAATGAGCAGAGGAAAAAGGCCAAATGAGCGTTACAGGTAGCATCGAGATTTACGGCTTGAAGGCAGCGCTGGCTGAACTGCAAAAGGTAGATAGTAAAACCAAGTTCAAGGCTGTGAACCAAATCAAGGCCAGTGGTGCCGAGATGGTTTCTCGCGTAGCACAGCGTTACCCAAACAGGCCACCCTTGTCAGGTATGCGCCCACGCAAAAAAGGCAATGGCCGTTTGGTTTATGATCCTGTCAAAGTGCGTAAGGGTGTAACCATTCAAGTAGGTGGCCGTATTCAGCGTGGCTCATATCCTTTAGTAACAATTATTCAGAAAGATGCTGCCGGTGCAATCTTTGACATGGCAGGCCTGCGTGGCGATGATGGGCAATTCTCTGAGTACCTCACTACGGCTTACGGCCCTGCCCAGCGTGGCATGTGGCGTGATATTGATTACATTCATGGCCAAGCCACTAAAGACATTTTGCAGGCCATTGAGCAAGTACTCAACCAAGTAAACAGAACGCTGGGCAAATAATGGCTGTTTACATTCCTATTGTTTCGGAGTTCAACTCTAAAGGCATTGACAAAGCCATCAAGGAGTTCAACAGCCTGGAGACCGTTGGCGCTAAAGCCAATTTTGCACTCAAGAAGGCAGCGCTACCTGCAGCTGCAGCTGTGGCTGGTTTGGCTGTTGCGCTCGGTGACGCAACTAAGGCAGCCATCGAGGACGATGCAGCACAGCAAGAATTAGCGCGCCAGCTCACGGCAACCACAGGTGCTAACGCTGCACAAATTGCCAGTGTTGAGGATTGGGTATCTGCACAAGGCAAATTATTAGGCATCACGGACGATGAATTACGCCCTGCTTTTGCTGGCCTAGTTAGAGCTACAGGTTCAATTACTGATGCACAAAAATTAGCAACGGCTGCTATGGATCTCGCTGCCCAAAAAGGCGTGCCATTGGCCTCAGTAACCAAAACTTTGGAACGGGCTTACGGTGGCAATCTCAAAGCCCTAGCCAAGTTGGCACCCGAGTATCGACAGATGATCGAGGACGGTGCATCGTTTGAAGATGTCATGTATGCCATTGGCACAGCCACAGGTGGTGCAGCAACGACAGCTGCGAACACTGCTCAGGGGCAATTCAAACGCCTAAGCATCAGCCTGCAGGAAACCAAAGAGTCAATCGGTGCTGCACTCATGCCAGCAATCCAGGCTGTACTGCCGGTGCTTTCTAGCCTGGCTAATTTTGCAGCTGAAAACAGCACAGCGTTTTTGGCAGTGGCTGGTGTCATCGGCACGCTTGCTGGCATCATTCTTGCGTACAACGCCTACCTGAAACTGCAGGCTGCATACACGATTGCAGCCACAGTGGCCACTGCAGCGTTCAACCTGGTTATGGCTCTCAACCCAATTGCACTTGTAGTTATTGCTGTGGTTGCTCTTATTGCTGGCCTGGTGCTGGCATACAAAAAGTTTGAGGGCTTTCGCAACATTGTGGACAGCGTTTTTAGTGTTATAAAAACAGTTGTATCGGTCAGTATTGGTGTAATCAAAGGCTATTTTGAAACGCTCTACGGCTTTTACAAAGGCATTTTCAATGGCATTGCAAGCCTCTGGAATAACACCATTGGCAAGTTGTCTTTCAAGGTTCCTAGCTGGGTGCCTGGCCTCGGTGGCAAGGGCTTCGATGTTCCTAACATTCCGATGCTTGCTGAGGGTGGCATCGTCACAAGCGCGACCCTAGCCATGATTGGTGAGCGTGGGCCCGAGGCTGTAATCCCATTAGATCGCATGGGCCAGATGGGTGGCAACAATGTGACTATCAATGTGAACGGTGGCGACCCACAAAGCGTGGTCAATGCTTTGCGTACTTACATGAGGCAAAACGGCTCAGTCCCTATCCGTGTGAGCAACATTTTCTAGCCATGCCTTTACAGACCTACACGGCTTACTACTCGACAGACCCTGTAGGGGTTGGCTGGACTGCCCTCACTAATGTGCAAAACATTCAATTCAGCATCGGTAGGCAGGCACAGTTAGATCAGGTGAAGTCGGGTGTGGGCACTATTGAGATGCGCTACCCAACAGGCTATGCGTCACCAATTACTGCCTTAGTTGCTGGTACATACATCAAAATTGAAAACACTACTGGTGTGGGTACGCCACGCATTATTTGGGTTGGTTTTGTTTCTGACGTTACGGCGCAATACGGCATTCCCTATGCCGGTGGGGTTGGTCAAGCTGACTATTTGACAATAAACATCGAAGGTGGTTTTGCTCGTTTTGGCCGTATGCAGGGCAACAACTACGCAATGGCAGCCGACACGGTTGCTAACCAATTGACTGCTGCAAACACACAGACAGGACTAACGCTTTCTTGGACTGGCACTACTGGTTCACCAGCGATGGCTGCAACCACGGTTAGTAGCACTTGGGGCGACTGGGTGGCAAGAGTCTGTCAAACCACCAATGCACGCATTAGGGAGTTTGGCAATGCCACAACCCTTGTAAGTCCGTTTAACTCAAATGTCAGCACAGTCAATTTTTCTGATGTGGCTAATAACTCGACTAATCAGGTGTACAACCAAATCAACTTTGACAGCCTGGCCGACAACTTCTATACACAGGTAACGGTGACACCTGAATCTTTTGGAGCTGCGACTGTCACGAAGTCTGGCGCTGCTGTGCCGTATCGGGCTTATCAAACAAACACGCTTAATGCGAGCACAAGTCAGGCCACTGATTACGGCAACTATTTGCTAGGTAACTACGGCACTGCACGTTTCGCTATTAGTTCTTTTACCTGTAGTGCTGAGGCGCAGGCTGATTTTCAGTTAGACGTAATTGGTGCTTCTAGTTCAATTATTTTGTCGGCTGGTACTCAGGTGAGCGTGACCTTTCGAGGCACTACTTACCAGTGTTTGATTGAAGGTGTGAAGGTGTCGGCTACTCCTGCTAGTGCTTTATACACTTATTTTGTGTCGGGTGCTGATCTAAACGCCTACTTGATACTTGATAACACGGTGTTCGGCACGCTCGATAACAACAAGTTAGGATACTAAACATGGCTACACCACCAGACTTCACCACCGGACAGGTGCTTACGGCAGCGCAAATGAACGCCGTAGGGCTTTGGAAAATTACACCAACAGTGTCAGGTACTGGCATGTCAGTAGTCGGTAATGAAGTAGTTATGTCAGATGTGACAGATGGGCAAGTTAGGTTAGTTTTCAATTCTGATTTTCGTCATTACAGAATGATTTTTCAACACAACGCTTCAACCACCATGAGTGTGAACATGCAAATGTTAAGTGGCACTAGCACAATTGATAGCAGTTCGGTTTATCGGTACGCAGCACTTGGTTGGGTCAGTGACGGCACTGGCTATAACGACAATTCAACAGGCGCAACGGATTTGCCAATCGGTGGTGGTGGACAATCTGATGCAGGTTCAAGTTATAAAATCTTAGATTTCATGGGCCCAAATGTTGCTGCTCGTACATGGGTACAAGCCGATTGGGGCATTGAATGGACAGGAAACCT